GTAGGCATTAAAGGCCATGGCGTAGTAGCTATTGATACTAGTCCATGGCGTGCTTATGAACACATTGAACGACTAGAACACATTTGCAAGATAGTACTTGCTTCAGGAAATTATTAAAATGTCAAAACAACAATACGACTTACACACAAAAACAGACTACACTAATCGTAAGATGTTTCTGGATCCAGCAGGACCAGTTACTATCCAACGCTTTGAAGAAGTTAAATATCCTAAGATTCAAAATTTTGAAACAACAGCTCGGGGATTCTTTTGGGTTCCGGAAGAAATTAGCCTAAGTAAAGATGCCAACGACTTCAAAGATGCCAGTGATGCAGTCAAACATATCTTTACCAGTAACCTCCTACGTCAAACAGCCTTAGATAGTCTACAAGGTCGTGGACCAAGCCAAATCTTTACTCCTGTAGTAAGTCTTCCAGAATTAGAAGCACTGGTCTATAATTGGACATTCTTCGAAACAAACATTCACAGTCGTTCATACAGTCACATCATTCGTAACATTTACAATGTACCTAAGGATGTGTTTAATACTATCCACGACACTAAAGAGATTGTCGACATGGCCAGTTCAGTTGGCAATTACTATGACAAATTACATGTAATCAATTGCCGCAAAGAAGCTGGCATTGCTGTAACAGAACACGAACACATTAAAGCAATCTGGATGGCACTTAATGCCAGCTATGCACTAGAAGCCTTCCGCTTTATGGTATCGTTCGCTACAAGTCTAGCCATGGTAGAGAATAAAATCTTTATCGGCAACGGCAACATTATCAGTTTGATTCTACAAGACGAATTGCTACACAAAGGTTGGACAGCCTATTTGATTAATCAAGTGGTCAAAGAAGATCCTCGATTTGCTCAAGCAAAGATTGAGTGCGAAGCAGAAGTCTATCAACTGTATATGGATGTTATTCGTGAAGAAAAAGAGTGGGCTACTTATTTGTTTAAAATGGGTCCAGTTATTGGCCTTAATGCTAACATCCTTCGAGACTTTGTAGATTACACAGCAATGGGGGCACTAAAGGATATTGGTATTAAATATCAAAGCACTGCTCCTAAGTCAACACCTATTCCTTGGTTTAACAAACATAGCGATACAAGCAAAAAGCAAACAGCCCTTCAAGAAAGCGAAAGCACAAATTATGTTATTGGAGTAATGAGTGATGCTGTTGACTATGACGAGTTACCTATGCTATAATACAGCAAGGAGAAATAATGTTAACAGTATATACGAAAGATAATTGTCCATTTTGTGATCGTGCTAAAGCACTATTAGAAAATAAGGGCGTACAATATAATGCAATAAATGTGGGACAACAACCAGATGCTAGACAGTTTTTAGTTGATCAAGGTTTACGATCAGTTCCACAAATTTTTAACGGTGATGCTTTGTTAGAAGGTGGTTATCAAGGCCTTGCCAGTAAGCCATCAGAATTTTTTGAACAATTTAAAGGATAAAAATGTTATTAGAAAAATCAAAATTCGCCGAAGGCGACATTGTTAGTTTTAAACTAGTAAGCGGCGACGAAGTAATTGGAAAATATGTAAAAGAAGATATGACCTGTTATACCATTGCAAGACCAGTAATGCTAGCAATGACACAGAAAGGTCCAGCAATGGCACCGGTGATGATGACTGTTGATCCCGATAATGATTATAGCATTACAAAATCAGTAATCCTATTCAACGGATCAACGGTTAAAGAAATTGCAGATCAATACCTATTTCAAACTACTGGTATTCAACAAGTTAGTGCAGGCAGCATTATTAAATAATATATGTTAGACATCACCGAAGCTACAGTGGATTTTACTACACCATTTACACAGACTATAACTGTATTAGTGACAGTAATCGATCCGCTAACTGGCGAGGAAACAACAGCACCAAGTACAGACTTGCCGACAGTTACTCCGAGCTTTAGTGATCCCGGAGTAACTGTTACTACGTCACCTGGCACTGTGGTAATATCTGGATCTTATATAACAATATTGCCAACATCGTGGACCTGGTTGGATACGTTTGGTATTTTAGTAACAGATCCCGAACCTCCCGAACTAGGTACGTATCGAACTATTACTAAAGTAGATAGTCCGTCATCTCGAACTGCTATTTGCACGTATGCAATTAACGGAGATAGCTTTGCACATACTGTTGTGCTTCCAAGTTACACTCCTATTGCAAACAAACTAAAAAGTTTACTACAGGCGGTATCATAATGGGAAATCCAGTAACACGAAAAGGTGACAAAACTACCGGGCATAGTACTTACAAACCAAGGCCAGCAACCGGAGCAAGTCCTAATGTATTTGTCAACGACATTCCGGTTAACCGAGAAGGTGACGGATGGGCTCCGCACGGCGGCGACCCAGCTTACCGCGGCGACCCCCATCCGGGAGAAGGTAACCACACTACTTCAGCAGGGTCCGGAACGGTGTTTGCCAACAATAAGGCAATTGCACGAATTGGGGATCCAGTTGAAGACGATACTATTGCCGCAGGTAGTTCTAATGTATTTGCCGGATAACGCTCATAACCGATTGACAATTCTCAAACAAGACTTTACAATATAAGTATGAAAAATAAAATCATACTTACAGACGCAGACGGTGTACTCTTAGATTGGGAGTATGCTTTCGATGTATACATGCAACAACACGGCTTTACTAAACAAGACGGCGGCAATCTAAAATACAATATCGGAGCTCGATATGGTATTGACCCGGATCAAGGTAAACGCTTAATTAAAATCTTTAACGAATCAGCTCACATGGGATTCCTACCCCCACTACGTGATGCTATGTTCTATGTTAAACGACTTCACGAAGAGCACGGATATGTATTCCACTGTATTACCAGTTTGAGTACAGATGAAAACGCACAAGAACTTAGGCGTATGAATCTGCGTAAACTATTTGGTGCTACAGCATTTGAGAAATTTATATTCTTAGATACTGGAGCCGATAAAGATCAAGTACTTGAACAATATCGTGATAGCGGTCTGTGGTGGATAGAGGATAAAATTGTAAACTGTCAAGTTGGCACTAGTCTAGGACTCAATAGTTTACTCATGGAACACGGTCATAATATGGACTACAATGATCCAAACATTCCTAGAGTCAAGAATTGGAAAGACATCTATGAAAGAATTACTGCGTAAAGTTTGGAGACTTTGGGCAAAATCAATTGGTGAAAAAGCTGGTAGAACTGTACAAGAAGCAGATCAAGTAGCCATAATTCGAACAGTAATTATTATTACCTACATAATAACAAACTGTTTCATTATTGCGGGTGTAATTCGACACTGGTAATAACTAATATAACAAGGAGACCATAACATGGCACAAAACAAATATTCAGAATTTACAGCAATCGTAGAAGCAATGGAGGCAGACTTTGAAAAGTTCTATGATAAAGAAGTAGGTGCCGCTGGTACACGAGTACGCAAGCATTTACAAGAACTAGCCAAACTGTGTAAAGAAACACGTAACGATGTAACTACTGTTAAGAACGCACGTAAAGAGCCAAAATAATACGATAAATATAGTGTCTACAAGGAGACAGTAATGGCGTATTCAGAAAAGGTTATTGATCACTACGAAAATCCACGCAATGTAGGATCGTTTGAAAAGAATGATCCTACAATTGGCACTGGTATGGTGGGGGCTCCGGCTTGCGGTGACGTCATGAAACTGCAAATCAAAGTAGAAGACGGAGTAATTACAGATGCCAAATTCAAAACATACGGATGCGGATCAGCCATTGCAAGCTCAAGCCTTGTTACAGAATGGGTCAAGGGAAAAACACTTGACCAAGCGGGAAAGATTACTAATTCAGAAATTGCTGAGGAACTTGCCCTTCCACCGGTTAAAATACATTGTAGCATACTTGCAGAAGATGCAATCAAAGCGGCTGTAGCAGATTATCGAACAAAATATGATATCGCTAACTGAAAAGGCTGCTAGTAAGATCAAACAACAATTAGATCGCCGGACACAAAGCCTAGGAATTCGTGTAGGTGTAAAGACTACTGGTTGTTCTGGTTTAGCCTATGTATTAGAATACGTAGATAGACCCACAGCCGACGATATGAGTTTTGTGGATTACGGTGTACATATTTTTGTAGATCCGAAAAGTCTAGTCTACTTAGAAGGACTACAAATGGATTGGGTACGCAATGGACTTAATGAAGGTTTTGAGTTTACCAATCCAAATGAAAGAGATAAATGCGGCTGCGGAGAATCATTTAGGGTATGACAAGAGTTTGGTCCAGATCTCACACGCAACACTGGATAACACAGTTAGAAAATAGAATTGAAGATATCGACTACTATCTCAATCATACAGTTAACTGGTGCGAAGAACGAGGGATAGATAACGATCAGGCAGTATTTGTCTGTGCTGTTATGACTGTAGTTTGGGTAAGCCACATGCGAAACGAACCGTTATCGAAACGAGAAGTTTTGGAAATTGTAGGCGTATCCGACTACTACAACACTGAAGATGCCGAATATAGTCTATCAGAACGATTTCACGGCACAGAATTGGACGAATTGCTCGAAATGGTTGTAGAAAACTGGTATTGACTGTACAATAGCAGTATTGTAACAATTTGGAGATTCTGATGAGTATGCATTTAGAGGGCCCTTGGCTTAGTACTACAGGTAAGCAAAAGGGTAAGAAAAAGTTTGCATCAGCTAGCCATGCTAAAAAATCTAGAGAATTAGAGGACAGCTGGAAAGAATTACAAAAGAAATGGGCTGTCGAAATCGAAGACAAAAAGCGTAAACGTGCATTATCTGCAGAACCGCTCAAAGGATCTTATAGTCTTACCATACCAGAAGGCCGTAATACTACAGCCCATATCAAAAGTGTTAACACTGGTGGTAACGCACTATTAAAGCCCAATCCAGTTTACACTGGTACAAAAGTTAAGGGTATTGCAACTATGCATAAGAGCAATGCAGTGCCTGTGTTTTCGGACGAAGAAGCCGTGGCTATCAGCAAAATGCGCAGATAACTAGGCCATCTTTAACGATAACTACTTAACCCGCTTGAA